CCTCCCATTGTAAAGAGTTCCCATATTTTTCGGCCTCCTTTTCAAAATTTGTATAATAGGTTTTATGCCCACCATGTACATAATACAACCCTTTATAGTCTATGTGTCCTGTCACTTTTACCCATTTGTCTGTGTCAAATACATAAATGACTTTCCACCATACATACTCCATTGCATTGTCTGCATTGCAGTCAAATTTTACTTCCACAGTTTGTCCCTGCTTTTTAAAGCAATATTTGGGTGGTGTTAACCACATTTCCCGACTTGTCTCTTGCAATGTCCATGGTTCCGTACCATAGTCAGAGTTTAGTAATGTTTCTAATGTCATTTGCATTTCAATTGCCTGGTGTCCCTTTGTCTGTGACACTGCTAATGCTGGCACCACTTGCATTCCAATGTGGTTCAGGCCCATTTGCTTAGCTTTGTGTAGTAACACACATTCATATCGTATACATTTCCAATGTTGTATATGTTTTGTAAGTTTATTACTATTTTCTTCATACAGTTCTAACAACTGTTCCTGGCACACATCTAAATGCTTGGCTATTGTCTCCATCTTCCTCGTCCTCTGATGTTTGTATATCTAGACTTGATGATAATCTTGCAAAGAAACATTTCCAGTTTGTTTCACACAGGTCATATAGTGCATTCCCATTTCTGTCAAAGGGGAATGGATTTGGAAATGTAAATAATGTTACCCTGCTACATAAATATTTGTATTTCTCTTCTTTAGTAATGTCTATGTTTGATGTTACTATTAAAGGCGGACATTTTATTAATGCTAATGATTTGTGTTTTCTGTCAATGGTCATAGGGTTTCCATCTAATAGGTTTCTCATATATGTATCCATATATACCCAGCAGGATTGGGTTACATCATCTAATAATGCTACTTTTGCATTGCATAAGGGCTGTAGCCAAAAGTGACTGCTGGAGTTTACATAACTAATTACAGTGCCTCCTAAGAATTTAATTAAACTCATACAAAAACACGATTTACCTGTGTCTGGTGGGCCCACTATTGCAATACAGTTTTTTTTTGGTGTACCATGCAGCCACATCTTTAATTTAGTTAAAAACGGAATAAATTCTATGTTTTGGTGTCTTAAAAATTGCACTATTGGTTTCCAATTTCCTGTGTCTTCAAATTTACTGCTCCTAAATTTTATCCACTGTTTCATATTCATTTTTTTCATTTCTGCAGTTTTATAGTGCTTGCACATTGTGGCACAGTCTTTTACATATTTTGCCTGACAATTACTATTTAGGAATGCTCTGGCATTGGCATCTATATCTGCACGTTGTGCATATTCAAATGCAATTTCACTTTCCTCACAAAAGTCATTATCATATGCCCATTGAACCATGTCTGCTAATTTAAATTGGTTGTCTGCAAGCCCATGTTCTACAATGGTTTGCCTTGTTATCCATTCCGGTGTTTCTCCAGTTACTATACTGGCATTGGATATACCACTTCTAAACCAATATAACGCTGCAACACCGCTTTGTATTTTAGGAGGTTCAATTAACATGTGGTCCTCAGGTATATTTAAACGGGTTGCCATCATACGTGCCACTGTACATCTGTTTTTATTTACCTTAAACCTTACTAATGCCAGTAGGACCATTCCCCATGCATTTGTAAGCCATTGTATGTGGCTATATGTTGTTACTGGCTGTATTAAATTTTGAAACGCCTCTGACACACTATGGTGCACCCCAAAGGCTGCAATTACCCAGTCCCCACATGTTGTCTTGTCACTTTTAAATTGTCTAATTAAATCTGTATATGATAACCCATAGCAATCCTTAAACTTACCAAGCAGTGTAGCCCTTATATTCTTACATTTCAATAGTTCTAGTACCCGCGTGGTCCCGGTGTGCTGTTGTGTGTTGCTATGTGTCTGCACTTCCGTTTCCACCTGTTCCACCCCCTCTGTGTCCCTTCCTTGTCCACCTCCCCCACAATCTTCCGGTTCGCCATTTCTCTCTACCTGCGTTTCAGCTTCCACTTCAGTATTGCCATATCCACTGTCCGTTAATTCTGGTCTGTCAAACAGCCGTCGCTTTACTTTTTTTGGTTGTCTACTTAATGTTATAGCGTCCAGCCGTGGGCTAATGTCACACTCCACTGCCTGCTCAATATTACTTAAAGGACTAACATATGGACTACCTAAATACTTTCGTTTTAGGTCCTGCACAGCCGCATAATGAGCATCCGCCTCCTGCTCGTTTAACAATGCCTGTGCTTCCATGGAATTGTGTGTAATAGGCCTGTCATCTATAAAGTCCACCATATCCAACCCACTATCCTCCACTGCCTCATCCTCATCCTCTGATATTTGTTGCCCGGTTGTGTTCTCCACTATAGCCTCTACTAGAAACCATCCTGAGCATCCCGTTCCCTCTGTACCTGTATTGTCAGCCATCGTTGTTAGGTTTTGGGCGCACACACAGGACACAATATATCCAGTGAACCCAGCAGAAGCGTATGTAGGTGATGGATGTCTGTTCCTGTGCACTGCACAACCAGCCGAACCTTCCGACTACATGTACCACAGGTGGTTACTATTTGGTAAGGCTGTGTAACGTCTTGCGTGGCTTGCGTGGCTAGTTCATCCACCTCATCTTCTGAGCTGTCTAATTGCTCATTGCAATGTAGGCCTACAGGGTCAGGAGGTTCCAGCTGTAAAACAATTTCCTTTAAGGTAGTATAGTTTCCATGCATGATGTCCAACAATGGAAGCAGCGACCCTTCCAGGTATCTTGTAATTTAATGAATCGCGCCTTGTCCAATATGTGGCGCACCTTTTCCACGTGGCACAATGGTTTGTGGCACAAATAGCAGCGTATCAGCACGTCCAGAATTGACTTATTTGTTTCTTCTTCCACTGTTACTGCATATCCCGCGTAGTTAAAATGCCTAAATTGATTGACCTTACCTTGTAGTTCTAAACAAATGGCACAGGCTGCAAATGGAAAGTTTCCTCGGTACACTACATATAACTGTTTATATGCGAATGAATAAACCTCTGCAGTACTTAACGTTTTTCTGCAAAACACGCATAAAATTTGCAGATTGTGCATAGGAATGTTGCACTCCTTGCACAACTGGTCTATACTTTGTGCAGACGTGGAGGCATTTGCACTTTCCATTATGCCCCGCTTGCTTAATTTTTGGGCTGGTTTTTATATAACCGTTTTCGGTTGGAACCGAATTCGGTTCCTCCTCTTTTTTGTAAAGGTTAGATTATTATTAACTATGATAAGGAAGTGTACAGGGTGTGTGTCAACCGATACCGGTCGCAGGTGTGTGACCTTAGGTTACTCATTTTATAAAACCAACAGTAACTGTACAAAAATGCAGTGCTAGTAGCCAAAAATGCTTTTAAAAAGTTGGCTACCAGCGCACTATTGTTCACAAACGAGACAGCAGTAGTATAGAGATTAGGAATGTATTGTGTAGTTGCCAAACCGCGCCTAGCTGTGCGCCAGGTGTGTACTTAGTAACATAATAAAGTTCTGGCAGAGATGATTAAATATTTTGCTTGCTATAACAAATTGGGTACAGGATGTGGGTAATGAGTAACAACCGAAAACGGTTGCACCCAAAATGAACAACCGAAAACGGTTGCACCCAAAATGGAGGAATATGTTTAAAAACTAACATGGCTGTACATATGTTATATATTATATATACCAAACATAGAACACAACACTACAACACTTACTCATGGGGTGGAACAGGACACACAGATTAAGTTTATTATGTACAACACACACATGCATTCCATTACAGACAACATTACACAACATACACATACAACATATATACAACACAACACATATATAACACAATAACATATGACACACATACAAACAAAACAATAACACATACTACTTCTTCCTAGACCGTTTTTGTTTACTGGAGGAAGTGGCTGCAGACGCAGGACGTTTCCTACCCACACGAACAGAGGAACGGGCCTGCACACCCGTTTGTAATAAAAATTTTCTACCAAGGGGATATTGATCCAACTCACTAGAAAACTTTTCTCTAAGATCCACCTCCCAAAAACTTAATTTTGCATAGGGGTCCTGCTTTGCCTTTTCAGGGGGTGGCTTTTGACATGTAATGGCCTGGGACTGCACATATCTGTATTTGTCCTCTAAGGTACCATTTGGGGGCGGCGACAACCCAAAGTTCCACTGTTCTAAAATACCAGCATTCATAGTATGAAGATAGGCCATTACCTCCGCCGTTAAGGTAATACTACATAATTGAAACATAAATTGTAAGTCAAACTCCTCAACATGTCGCATGTATTGCTTATATTGTTCACTAGTATATGTAGACGGAGGGGACTGTGTAGTGGCAGCACATATTGTCATGTTTGTACTACGGGTAGTATCTACAACAGTAACAAATAACTGATTTCCCCAACAAATACCATTATTGTGGCCCTGCGCCTTTTGCAACCAAAAAGGCTTATTAAATAATTGGGTTTCAGAAGATACAAGAGAACCACTGGGTGTATTAAAGTATATAGCATTAGGAACAGTATTTTTACTAGCACTTTTAATAACCAGATCCTGGGAAACGTCCTCACCAACTGTTCCAGCCCTATTAAAAAAATGTCTGGCAAACATCTGTTCCTTTCGTAAGTAAAAAAACAATCTGTCCCCATATGGATCTGCAGCCATTTGTAAATAGTCAGGATATTTACATGTAGCAGTGCATATATCTAATGGAACATCAGATTTATTTGGCTGCAATTCAGCAAAATTCATGGCTCCAAAACCAGTGTCCACCATATCACCATCCTCAATTACACTAGTAATTAATTCCAAGGGAGGGCAGTCCCCATCCTTAACACTAACATTATTACACTGCTTGCCTTTACCCCAATGCTCACCTAACGGGGGTGCACAGCCAACCAAACATAATTGTGTTTGTTTATAGTCCATGGCCACATTTACCCTGTTATCCTGACCCGGACCGGCTGCATAACTAGCTGAATTTTCTACATCATCCAATTTATTTAATAATGGATGCCCACTAATACCAACACCTAAGGGCTGTCCTCTACCTACCTCCAGCCCGATGCAGGCCCATACCAGGCGTTGCGTAGTGGGGTCATATATAGATGTGTCAGGTAAGGCAAATTTATTAGGGTCTGGCAATACCATCTTAAAAACCCTATATTGAAATCCCGAAACCTTAGGCACAAGTGTCTTGTTTGCTGGTCGTATGGCAAAATAAGGGTTGCCCACAGCAAGAAGTCTAGAACTGCTAGCATGGTAATATATGTTGGTGCGTTTGACATAGGCATCCGTAGGTATTACTTTGGATACTGGGGCGGGAGGAGGCACATATACCTGGTTTTCACTAGGCCGCCACATCTGCAAAAAACAAGGAAACACGTTTACGGCGTTTGCGTGCAAAATACCATGTAGGATATAAATAAAATGCAGCACCACTTATAAAAACAGGACCTGTAGGTAAAGCAGGAGTGACAGGACTATAGGGAGTTGTAGTGGATGCAGTAGGAAAGATTATGTCAGGACCAGGCTGTACAAACATGTCAGCAGGTAATGAAAGAGGGACAGTAGTATTGCCCCATGGGGTGGCTGACACAGAAGACCGCTGAAAGGGTGTGGAGGTAGAAAAAGACAATGAAACAGGTTCTTCTGTAACATCAGGGTCAGGTTCTGCATAAATATCAAACAGGCCACTATCCTGTGCAGTGGCCACAAGGGGGTGCAGTTCTATTTCTTCTGCAGCAGCAGATATAGGAGAAATGTCTTGATAGAAATGTATCCTGCCACCAATATGTTTGCCACTACGTGTGTACATAGACCCTCGTTGTCCAATTCTACTAAACCGCACACGACCACGCCTGGACTGTATAGCCGGTCTGTGCAATCGTATAATATCCATAAACGCATCATCTGGAGGTTCATGTATAGTATTGTGTGCAAAGTGTAAAGTAACATCCTCCCCTTCATATGCAGGATTATCAAATGTTATTAGGCGCTGGGGAGAGGACAAAAAGGCAGGATCCGTTACCTGTACCTGGTGCAAAGCCTTACTGTATAGGCCAATACGCGGCCGTGCACCAGATGCTGGAATGGGAGTGCTAGATGCAGGATTACTATCAGAGGAAGATACTATAAATGTATCCAAAGGTATTTCTTCTACAGGGTGGGACGATATAGATGAGGTAGAGATAAGTATGTGGCCACCAGCTTCAACAGCAGGCTGCGACTGTACAACAGATGGGTCAGCAAAGCTAGGGTTTTTAAATACACTTGTAGAGGTAGTATGTGTGGTGACAGACACATCTAATATAGCTGGTGTGGTAGATTCAGATGTAGTGATTTCAAATCCTGCATGGGAAGGAGGGACCAATTCCGGGGCCCCCGAATTTATAATAGCAGATTCTTCAACCAAGGATACAATGGACGGGTCCCCAGGTGCAACAGTATCAACAAGTATAGGTGGCCTTGCGGTAGGTACAGAGGGAATGTCAGGACGCGGGGTGGATTGTAAAGGTATATACCCTGTTCTACCGCCTGTGCCAGAGCCTGTACCAATCCCCAGTCCCCCAAAAAAAACCCCCAAACTGCCCCACTTTAATATCTGATCTGCAATAGTGTTATGTTCCACCTTAGGAATAATATCAGAGGGACAGGTGCCTGCAGCCTTACATGTTTGATATAATTGGGTAGCAGATGCACGTTTACGTCTACGTGCCCTACTGTGTGCCATATTTATACAATACACACCAAATATACAAATACTTATTTACTGCATGTAACGCATTGTACAGTTTTTAAATGCATTAATAACAATGCTATAATGGTAACAATTAATGTTAATAACAACCACAATAACAGCCATGTATCACCATCATCAAACGTACATGTTAGCATTGTAATAGTTATTCTTGTTGTGTATGTACAATATGGAAATGTATATACCACGCAGGAAAAAAGCAGACACACAGTGTTAGTAAATAAAATTGCAGGGCAGAGGTTAGTAAAAGCCAAAGTAACAGATATAGCAGTAAGGTTAGTACCAATATAGATGTGTACACTATAAAATCAGAAATACAAATAATTAATACAATGCTAACAAAGCATACAAACAGGGCAATTACAACTGGCAGTAATGATGTGCTGGTTGCCCCTATAGTAGCATCTATAGGTATGTGTTCCATGTACACTATATACAATTAGATATATACAACACACATTATAACAATTGTAAAGACATATATCCAACTTTATATGTAACTTTTGGTGGTAACTTTACAGTGTTTAAAAACTGCTGGCGTTGCTGTTCATCAACATATGTTAATGTTACCAGTGCATTACTGGATGTATCTGAACATGTCCAGCGCCATGTGGACGATGCTGCTACAAACAATGTTTTATACTTTGCATGTAATCTATATCTTAAACACTTTAAACAATTAGCATCACCTTGTAATTGAACTACAGGCGTAGCTGTACAATAATTGTTGTCCCGTCCTTTGTTACTGTTGTAACTGTTAGGGAGGATGTTGTTGTTTGTACTGTCCACGGAGTCGCTGTTTCTGACACAGACGGTGTTTCTGGCGTTGTTGGTGTTTGTGGGGGGTCCTCGGGGTCGTTTACATGGCGGCGCGTCCACGCAGTCCTCGGCGGTGCCAATGGGCAGTGTGGATGAGGCCTGTGCAAGGGTGGTGGTGGTGGAGGAGGAGGAGTGTGAAGCAGGCCCAGCAATGGATACGTCTTGCACAGTACTAGATATAGATGCAGGAGAACATATGATACTGCTGCCAATACATACCTCCCATTGTAAAGAGTTCCCATATTTTTCGGCCTCCTTTTCAAAATTTGTATAATAGGTTTTATGCCCACCATGTACATAATACAACCCTTTATA